TACTATCTAGTTCTAAAGCATTATCTACTGCAACACAGTCTGTTTTAGTTCCTGTAAAGTCTGGATTTTCTGTAGCAGTATTGGCATTAGTAAAATTACCAATAGCAGTAATATTAGTTGTGATTATGGCTTCATTAGATGAGAAGTTGCCTAGCTTATCTACTGCCTTAATTAAATAGCTACCTGTTCTTGCAGGTACAGTGACTGAGGTTGCAGGTCTTGATACTCTGTTAATTAAGGTAAAACTATTCTGCCATTCTGGATTAACTGTTTCTGTAGTAAAGTTGATAACATAATAGTTCAAATCTGCGTCTGGAATACTCTCCCAAGATAGATGAGCATCACTACCTACAATATTAATTGCGAAATCTTGCACATCACTCGGTGGGTCAATCTCACCCACAATATCTCTCGTAGCAGTGACGTTTGTACTTTCTACCCCAAGTGAATTTATAGCTTTAACTCTTACTGTATAATTATCACCAGATATAACATTCAATACTCTATGGAATAAATCTACTGTGCCTCTACTATGCACAATAAAATTACTATCAGCAGTTCTTTTATATTCTACTTGATATTCTCTAACAAATTGGTCTGGTGATGCACCAATAGTAATATTCATGGCAACAATAACTGTTCCGTCATTGTAAGATATTAGTTCATCAGCAAGGGTGACTGAAGATGGGGGTTGTACTGTGAAAGGGTCTGGGAAATTAGTATCACCAATAGTAGCTACTTCATTAATAGTGCTAAATGTGTACCAACTGTCTTGGTGCTCTTGTAAAGATAGACTAGCAGTAAAATTTGCATTTAGCGTCATACCACTTACTCTAAATGGTTTATTTGTCATTCCCAATATTGTTGAACTAACATTCACAATATCACCTATTGCTAAATCTAATGCTTCATAATTAACAGTAAGTCCTAGCTTCAAATTGTTTCTACTTCTTTGAAGAACAATTTTTCCAAATTCGTGTGCTTGATAGGGTGAGTTAATTGTATCTAAAGTGACATTTCCTTCTTGTAAGAAACCGCCATCAGCAGTCTTTAGTGTGGCATGGTCTGTATCATAAACGATAGTATCTGCTTGATATCCCTTTTCAGGATTAACAAAGTTTACTAGGACACGATTATATTTTTGTTCTTTTCTTTCACTTTCTAATTTAATACCACCTATAATATTATCTTCATTTAACGTAAAGGTTGCAGTGCCTGTGCTTTCTATTAAAAGTTTATATTCACCTTGAACATAAGGTAATAAACCTCTCATACCTCTTAAAAGAGTTTTAACGTTATCTAATATTTTCTTATTAGTATTTAAGACTGCATTACATTCAAATAATTTGCCTGTTGTTCCTGTGTAATAAGTGACTGTTGTATCTGCTATTGTTGAGGCAGTATAAAAACTAGGCACATCAATTTCTGTTAATGGAATACCTTTTCCATATCTTTCATTTCTTAAAAAATCTAATAAGACAAATGCAGGATTAGTAGAATATTGTCCTGTGGTTTCATTACTACTCCCATCAAAGGTAGAAATCTTTTTACCTTGAACTTTTACTTTAATATTAGGTATGCCTGTGTATTTATCCGCATCCCACTCAAATCTAAAAGCCACATAGCAAATCCCAGATAATTTGTGATTACTACCCCAATTTGTAAGTGTTGATAATAAACTTGAAGCTGATTGGTCATCTGCACCATAAAAAGGTTGTGCTTTAACAGTTGTTCCATAATTACTATCATTAGAAGTAATTTCTGTACCATTAGCAAATCCACCACTAAATGTGACTGTTTCATCATTGACTTGAATTTCTGTGACTGCATTAATTTCACCTTCACATAGCACTAAAGCCATGTAAAGATAAGTATTATCAGTTCCGCTTGTTTCAACAAATACTCTAGTTCCCCCAAGTAATCTCTCACCATAAACTACAGGGATTTGAGCATTATTAGATTGTTTATTAACTAAAGTTCCTCTGATTTCCTCTACTTGTGGTAAATCTGGAACTTCTGGGATATCAATAAACCAAGATACAACCTTTTGTACCGCTTTTTGAATTGGTTTGATTATCTCTGCCATTGTTTATTTACCCTAATAATTTTATTGTTTCTAAATGCTTTTACCCAGACTATTTCTTTATCATACTTTAGATTTCTAGCAAAATCTTTACACCAATTAACCATATCCTTTATATTTTGGCTACATACAAAATTGGCAACACATAAATTATTACCACAATTCCAATTAGTTTGGTCTATGATTGCATGATTTATAAATTTTGTTTTTTGTATATCATTAAGAAATGCCCAATTAATAAAACCTATAATTTCTTTATCTTTAAATATCTTATATTGGTTTAGGGTAAAACTTGGTTGTAAATGTTGTTTTAAATCTTGGTTAGAGTGTTCTTGATATTCTTTAAATTTTTTTAGGAACTCAATAACTTCAATCAAGACCTTCCCCATTTAATATCTTGAATTGTTTGTCCTGAAAATTCAAATCCTCTATCAGTAGCAAATAGTCTTTGTTGGCTTCCTTCGTTTGTTCTTCTACCTGCTATTCTACTAAAATCTGAAAAATGAGAAGTACAGATTAGTGATATTAATCCTTTATCTGTGTCTATTCTAAAACTCTCAATATAACCTTTGTCATAGTTGTAAGTATCAATTAAAGCATCTGTGCTATTTAATAATCCAATATCAATATTGACAATATCATTGGCTACATTGTTATTTAAAATAATAGATGTAAATGCACCATCTACTGCTGATAGATTAACTGTAAAATTAGAAACATTTATTTCAGCACTTTCTGCCTTATTGGTAATAGATAATAAATGCCCACTTGCAGTATAACTATTAGAATTATGAGTTATGTCTTTGTAGTGATTTGTAATTCTTTGTGGTGTTGGGAATAGTATTTCTACTAAAAGAATAGGCTTGATATTTTGATTTGCTAATTCAGTTTTTAAAGCACTAGATAATCCTCTAGCCATTACAATGCCTCTATGAAATCAACTTCAAATTTATATAGGTCTATATCGTCAGTATTAAATTGCTGAATGTCATTAGTTAGTCTAACTGTAAATTCTACACCATCATAAGTCACAGAAGCATCATCTGCTAAAGCACTTCTTAATGGTGGCTCTATTGTAAGTGTTGCTTCATTAGAACCATCAGCAGTTGCATCAGCTACAACCATATAAACTTTTGTGTCACCACCAAACTTAACAAAATCCCCTGCTTTAATTGTTCCTGTCATTCCATCTACAGTTATTGTTGTATCACCTGCGGTATGTGAGCCATTGACTAATACTGTGCCAGATACATTACCTTTTGCATTTTTTAAATCTGGTAAAGCAATCTGGAATGTTTCTTTCTGACTTCTTTGTTTCATTATAAAGGCTATTACAGGAGCAAATGTGGCTCTAGTCATTGGGGGATAGGTTGCACTAAACTTAAATCTTTGTCCGTCTATTTGGACACTAAACATCTTTCCACTGTCAGTAGTAGATGTGATTGTTTTTTGCTCAGATGAAAAACCTATTGACCTAAACTCTGGTGATGTTGGATAAGTGCCACTCATTATACTAACGCCTCTTTACCTTGACTATTTAAAGCATCATTTATCACATTAACAATAACACTTCTACGTTTAACTAATAATTCATCAAATCCTTCTGTGTCATTAGCATTAATAGTAATATTAACATTTGGTGATGATAATTGATTATTGGGTACGATAGTTCCTGATGATTGAGGTACAAAAAGTTCAGGTCTACCACCTTCACCAACCATATAAGGTTCACCTGCATTAACTCTACCACCTGATATTCTTGGTGCAGGTGCTGAACGTATAGCCGCCACTCTTGCCGCTCCTGCCGCATAAGCCGCTCCTGCCATAGCTATGTTTAATGGGAATAAACCTGCATATTGAGCCATAACCCTTGAAGCGGTTGCATGAGCATTGATAATAGCTTGTCCAATTTGAAATGCTTGATAGGCTCTAAATGCAGTTTTATTTAATTTAGCTAAATCACTTAATGCACTATCAGTTAATCCAACTATTTCATTTTGTGCTCTTTTTTCTAATTCAACTCTTTCTTTTGCTTTTCTAATTTGGTTATCTAAAACTCTTTGCACTTCTTCATCTAATTCTCTTTGTCTTTCAATTTCAGCATGATTTATAGTTTTCATTATTTTACTATTACGAATTGCAAATTGTTGCATTCCTTTTGCCAATTCCATGTTTTTTGATAGTGCTTCACTATTTTTATCAACAATTTCTGTTTGTTCTTCTATATTTTCTTTTGCTTGTTTAAAATTATGAGAAAGATGTCCTGTTTCAACAGATACTTTTCTGATTATAGGCTCTAAAGGTGTAAACTTATAAATTAAATCATCTAATGTTTTGGCTAATTCTGGATTATTTATTCTTAAATCTTTTATAACATCATCCATTCCTGTTAGTTGATTTACAACTTCATAAATTGGTCTATTGAAGAAAGAAAAAATATCAGCAGTAGTTTTTACTGCCGCACCTAATAATAATATACCTTCTGCTAATGTAGTGCCTATTGTATTAGCTATTTCTTTAATATCTTCTGAATTAGCTTCTAAAAATTTTTTTAAATCGCCTAATTCATCAGTTAAAGTACCAATTAACTGTTCTGATATAATTTTTTGAAAATTAAACAATTCATCTTGAAGCATTGATGTTGTTCCTGTAAGGGTTTTTGCTAAATCATCTGTTGCGTTTGCAAATCTACCATCACCACTAAATGCTTTTTCAAATGCGGCAACTGTTTCATCAATAGAAACTTTTGCACCTTCTTTAAATCCTAATAAACTTCTAACACCTTTTTCTCTAAAAACATCTGCCGCACCAATACCACCAGAAAAGGCTCTTTGAATTTGTGAACCTGCGGTTGTAAAATCAAGTCCTGTGACTGCGGCTACATTACCTGTAATCTCTAATATTCTATTAAGGTCGTTTGCATCTTTCGCTACAACTGCCAAATTACCAGATGCGGCAGTAATTTCTTCTAATGAGAATGGAACTTTTGATGCGAATTTAGATAAATTATCA